ACCTTCTACGTCCACCCCGATTTGCCTCATGGCTGGCACCTGAATATCAAGATCAAACAGTGGATTGCCATAATCATCTACATCGAGCTGTTCTATCCTTGTTTCCCTTCCTATGATTCCTCTTGTTGATTTCTTTTCCCACCAGCATTCTATATAAACATGCCCCTGAAGATGATTAATGATCTTCGCCCTGACATATTTCTGATAATGGTGTATATGCTTCTGATTCAATGTTCTGTTGACGCATTCCTTAGCTGCCTGCGCATTAGCATAGGCTTCCCGTGATTCATCCTCAAGATAGGCTTCCACGAAGTCTCTCGTCTGGAAATACTGCGCCACGTCTATGGCAGATTGTGTCAGCATGTGGGCCGCAAATTCAGGCAGGGCTATATCGCTCATCCATTCATATTCACGTTCACCTCTTTCTGCGTCAAAAAGATCAACGAATGCCTCAAAGTCATCATTGCTGTCGATTCTGTTTGATTGTGAGGTCCTGTATTCACTATCTACGACAATCGAGGCTACCTGCGCCTCTATTCTTTTGTCGTACTTATGTTTGGGTTCTGTTTTTTTTGCCATTATCTGCCCCTGTTTTGAAAGTACCCATAGTTTCTATCCGTCGGTGTCGGATTTCTGTTAGTTGGCCGGAATGCCGCTTCCTTCAGCACTGCCTCCACAACCATACACATGTGACTCCATTTCTGCATCGGCTTGTTCTTCGCGTCTTTCTGACTTCTCGACCTTGAATCGGCCCATTCTTCCCACCGCCATTGTCTCATTGATTGCGCCATCAGCTTGCAGTTATTAAGAACCCATATAGTAGGCAAGTTTATTTTCTGCCCGTTCTTGACTACCGTATTGTTGAATGGCTTCCCTACGATCTTGGAATTTTTCAGACGCTCCCTAATAGCATCCCTGCCTTTTTCTCCCTTGGTGTCCCACGCCTGCCAATACCCTCCAAGTCCGATATTTTCTGATTTCAGATCGTAAAATGCTCTATTCAAATCATCCAATACCGTTATATTGTCCTTGCTTGTCGCCTTGGCAAATGGATCAATAAGATTCAGGGTAAACTTATAATCCTTACCCATAACAGCTAATGCTCTTGCTATCTCTCTCGTTGTCATTTTTTCCGGCGAAGGGTTCATCTCTCCCCATACAAATACTTCATTAGTCCTTGATATGCTAAGGACGGCGCAAGCCCACGGCGTCTGAGAGTGATAATCAATCCCCCTGGCATGAACCCATGTATCATGCGGGATCCCATCAGGGAAGTATTTATCTCCGTCTATGAAGTGAGTCGAATACTCAAAATCCTTGAATATTCTGCCTGATACCTGCTTGAATATTCCATATCGTCTGATAGCGATATCATCAGGGTCGTCATAATGAGAGAACATTTCCTCTATAACTTCAGAATTCAGAGTCGGATTATCGTCTGTTGCGGCCTGAATAACGGTTATATCAAGAGAGTTGTTTGTATGCTCCACCTGTTTAACGATATAGCCATCTTCTTTTGACAGATAATCGCATATCGCCTTTGATCTATAATAGGTCTTGGCCTTTTCGAATATCTCATCATACGTCCAACTGATATAAGAAGCAGGGGTCAGCCCGATTATAATATCTCCGTTTTCTGCCAACAATCTAGGCGGCTGCTCTTTGTAGAATTCAGAGGGAGGCTCTTCGTCAAAGTAGCAATTATGAACAACAACTCCACCTTGTATTAGAAAGTTATTTCTTTGACTTCTTGCTATCTTACGAATATATTGCTTATCACCTTTTTTCCTGAAATCCCAACCACCAGTTTCCATCATAATATCATAAACATTTTCCTGGCCCACATACTCGATGCTTTTTATCGCTACACTATGATTCAATCTAGCAACATTATCTATATCTTTGACGAAATGACTTTTTTCTTTTTTATTTTTAAGTTTTTCTTCACAACTTCTTTTAACCTTACCTAAAGCCTCCATCTTTCCTTCAATACCAACAATATCTGAAAATTTGATGATATCTCTAGATTGACATATTGTTACCCACCACTGAGTATTCCAATTATTTGCAAATTCTCTCTTATTAACAGTAGATCTAATTTCTAATCGCCTAAGTAATAAATGGACATCTTGGCTTAAACGATATGAAGTAGAACAATAACCTACGATAGAGCCATTGGCCCATCCATCAGCGGCATATAAATACCTCAAAAAAATGGCTATATTCTTCTCTGTTTGCCTAAATAGTGCATCTGGGATGAACTTATCCTTTGATCTTTTATTGTACAATCCAAGTAGTTTTAATATATCAACTACGCTGTTAATGCCTTGCCTTGTATCCGTGACATGATAATCAGGAACATGGTCATCTTTAAATTCTTTCTTTCTAAGATAAATATTGTCAGGTAGCATTGACTCTAAAGATTTCATGGTGTCATCATTCCCATTTGTTATTTTCAGGGTTTTCCTGCTACTATAACCATCGCCAAGATAAAGACCCAGAAAGGCTAAAAACCATTTATCCATAGTGTCTACGCCCTCTATGTCGCTCAATTTACAAACAACTCTATCTCCAACATTTAAAAGTCCTGCTTCTTTATAATCTGACTTACCTTTTCCCGGGATCATAATTCTATGATCTTCTGTTACTTCAAAACTAATCCCTTTTTGACAATGATATTTATAAACATCCTTGACACCCATAAACTTCATTTCTTTTACTTTATTTGTTCTTTGCCTAGAAGTATGACCTCCCAATGCTTCACAAATTAATTCATCTCCAGCTTTTATGCTTTCAATGTTTCTCCAGATGCCATCTGACATGAGAACCCTTTGTCCTTCAGCCACGCACCCGCATCTTTGCACCCCAGCCGTAGACTGAACGGATTGATTATATGATACAAACTCAAAGATGATATCTGCCCCCTGATATTCCTTCCCGTCAAAAATCATCCCACTATTAGGGTCATGCACACTCATAGCCGGATTTCTGGCTGTGATATCTTTCTTTATCATGTAGGAAGGCAGCCATTTCTTCAGTGCCGGATACACTGTATTCTTGGTTTCGGCAGACCCTCCATCCTTCCCGGTATCGCTCTTCTCGTTCGGCAGATTTTCAGCACATAATCTAAAAGTTCTTGAATTACGCTTGTGTATGGATATTTTTTCATTACATTTAAGACATACAGCGTCTTTTGGCACGGTCTTGATATTGTATGTATGCTTATTGGGGCATTCAAAAAACAGGATATTCTTCTCCGGCACGGGATGCCAACCTAACACTCTTAAAACATATTGATACATTGCCATATTTGTTTTTCCGACCTGGTTGCCGGTGAACAAAGAAACAACTCTGCTTCTGCTATTAACAAATCGCTTGAAAACATCCGTCACTTCCCATGACATGAAGTTTTCAAAGGCGTTAAGTTGCTTTATGTCTTTTTCAGATATTTCCATTTATACAAACGTGCATGTTGCATAAAGAGTTATCCATTCCGTCCCTGTCCATAGAAACACGCCTGTTTCATCTACCGCGTCGAAAGTAGCAACCTCAGGATCGCTTGTTACATGGTTAGTGATAGAAATGGTGGATGAATTACTTGCCTCTGTCATAACTATTGTTTTCGTCTGGCCTATATATTGACCGTCCCCAAGTGTCCCGTTTACGGCGTTTGAAGAAGAATCAATTGACAGGTTGCCGTCCGGTATATTCTCTGTTGGTGTCGGTAAAGACATTGTCCGGCAGTCTGGCCAGAGCGCGGCAAGTATCGTGTCGGGACTGGACCAGATTTTCGACCAGTTGGTGGATGGCGGCGCGAATGTTGGCTTTGTTGATCGGACGCGGTGCTATTTTCTGAGACGCGGCAAGGCTGTTGATCTTGGGACACGTAAAGACTTCGAGGATTTGGGGTGGTCTGCGGTTTGTGACGTATGCGACCAACATGCCAGATAACGGCCAAGCGTAACGGGGCCGCCGCCAAAGAGGCCACAAATTGAAACCGACGTGATTGGCGGCTCACGTTGACCGACTTGTTGGGAGATCTTTCGATGGACGATGCATTGACTGCGGACGCACTTGATCGGTGCTTAGTGTCTCCGAACGTGTGTGACAGCAATGGCGAGCACGCCAATGTTGTGGATGTGCTGGATCGGCTCGCCTCACACGTTGTTTCAGTGGCGAGAGCGATTACGCCATCTGAGGCTGTGGCTGGCCAGGATGCGACTGGCGGCCATGTGGCATCATTGACCGAGGCGGTTATGGGATTGACGGCTGGCATGGTTCAAATTGCGAGTGCGATCGAGAGTCTTGCTGATGCTGTTCGTCAGAAGTCTTGATCGCCCAACGACAAAATTGACCCGGCGGGAGTTGACGACCCATCCCGCCAAGGTCATTCCGC